CAAATTGTGTGCGCGGCCGTGGCCGTCAGCCTTGTTAGCCATTTTGCGACACGCCAAGACAATGATTTGGACATTATGGTTGGTTAGGTGTAAAACCCTGTGAAAATTGCGCCATGGGATTTTTAGATTTATTTACACCGCGTAAGGTTGATGCTGCCGTTCCAGTTGAAGCCACAAACGTGGACGCGGCTGCGGTTGCACCTTATTTCAGTGAAGTAGGTAATTTATTCTTATTCGGTGGGATAGTTACTGCTTCACGCGCTGAAGCAATGAGTGTGCCAACCGTAGCGCGCGCTTTGGGAATTATTCAGACTATTGCGTCATTGCCAATGCACACGCGAAATGAAGCAACGGGTGAAAAAATTTCACAACCGCGTGTAATCAACCAGCCTGACCCACGAATTCCAGGTTCAACATTTTGGGCATGGATTATTTCAGATTTGTTCTTTTTTCCTAGCGCGTATGCATACGTTATGGATAGGTACGCAGACACGGGCAGAATTCGCGCAATGGAACGCATTGCACCTGAACGCGTAACAATTACAACAAATGGCATGGGTTATGAAATTGCAACGTATTCAATTGACGGCGCATTTGTTGACCCCGCAAATCTTGTCGTCTTTCAGGGATTCCAAGAAGGATTATTAAGCCGCGCAGGTCGCACCGTTCGAGCAGCGGCGGCACTAGAACGTGCAGCAATGAATTTTGCAGTTGAACCAATTCCACAAATGGTTTTGAAGTCAAACGGAACATCATTGCCAGCAGACCGCGTTGCAAAGTTATTAAGTGCATGGCGCACGGCACGTGCTAACAAATCGACGGCGTTTTTAAATGCTGACGTTACTCTGGAGACGCTTGGTTACGACCCAAAGAATTTGCAGTTAAATGAAGCCCGAAATTATGTTGCACTTGAACTTTCACGCGCAGCAGGACTTCCAGCCTATTTTACCGACGCACAACAATCAACATTCACATACTCCAACGCCTTGGACAAAAGGCGTGACCTCGTTGATTTTGCTTTCAGAAATTACATGTCCATAATCGAAGAACGCCTTTCATTTGCTGATTTCACACCAGCAGGCAACAAAGTACGTTTCGACCTTGATGATTTCTTGCGTGGCAATCCTTATGAGCGCGCGCAAGTTTATGAAATCTTAAACCGCATTGGCGCAATGAGCGTTGATGAAATTCGCGAGGAAGAAGATATGCTGCTATGAAAAAAGTAATCACACCAATGCAAATCACCGCGGCAGATTCTAACAGTCGCACAATCACGGGTCGCATTGTTACGTTTGAAGAAACTGGCAACGCGTCAATTGGCAAGGTTCAATTTGCCGCTGGCAGTATCGAACCAACATCAGTTTTGCTTAACCTTGAACATGACCGCACACGCAGAATTGGAACAACACTTTCCATGACTTCAGATGACAAAGGAATTGAAGCCGTGTTTAAAATTATTGAAACGACCGCTGGTAATGACAGTTTGGTTGAGGCAAGCACGGGAATGAGAGACGGCTTTAGTGTGGAAGTTTCGTTTGACGAATATGAAACATTGAAGGACGGGACAGTGCGCATTTTGAAAGGCGAATTGTCAGGCGTTGCACTTACAAGCGAACCCGCTATTCGAAGCGCACGTGTGAGTGAAGTCGCAGCCACAACAGGCGAAGAAGAACAAGTTTCAGATTCAACAATTGAACCTGAAGTCATACCAACAACAGAAGGAGACGAAGTGGAAAACACCGTCAATGACGCTTCAGCCGTAGAGACGGTCGAAGCCGCACAGTCAGTAACCGCACAATCAAATGCAGTGGGTGGCTGGAAGTCAACACCTCGCATTGAGTTAACTGCTGCAAAGTATCTTGAAAACAAGGTTCTTGCTGCAACAGGTGACGAAAATGCACGCCAATATGTTTTGGCAGCAGACAACACAACTGACAACGCTGGACTTGTTCCAACACGTCAGTTATCAGAAGTTATCAACGGACTATCAACAACAATCCGCCCAAGCATTGACGCGATTTCTCGCGGTGCATTGCCTGACGCTGGTATGACTTTTGAAATTCCAAAGATTACGCAAGTTCCAACAGTCGCAGTCACCGCTGAAGATGCAGCGTTTTCTGATACTGACCAAAATTCCGCGTTCCTATCAGTGGACGTTAAGAAATTTGCGGGGCAACAAAAATTTTCGGTCGAGTTGCTGACTAGAACTTCGCCCCTCTTTTATGACGAGTTACTTCGTAACATGGTTGCAGCCATGGCTAAAGCACAAAACTCATACGTTAATGGCTTGTTAATTTCAGGCTCAACAACAGATGCAACAACAGTTGCAACATATCCAACTGCTGCTGAACTGCTTGGAATTATTGGTCGCGGTGCTGCAAGCGTTTATGGCGCAACTGCTGGACTTGCAAATCCATTTGCGCGCAACATGATTGCGTCAACTGGTCAGTGGTCAAACCTAATGACTTTGAATGACGCTGGACGTCCAATTTATTCACAGGTTTCAAATCCTATGAATCAACCTGGTGTTTCAGTGCCAACAAGTTTGACAGGAAACGTCGCGGGGTTGAATTTGTACGTTGACCCAACAAACGGCGGTGACGGAGACGGTACATTGCTAATCGTTAATCCTGACGCTTACACATGGTACGAAGGAACTTCTTACCAATTACGCGCTGAATCAACTGCTGACGGTTCAATTACCGTGGGCGTGTATTCATTTGGTGCTGTGGCGACCAAAATCGCAGCGGGCGCATTCAAAAATAATAAGGCGTAATCGCAACAAACTAATCATGCGCCGTGGTCACTCCCGAACGCGGCGCAGCAGACGAAAGGGGCGGAAATGCCAAGCATTGTTTCTACGGCTTCACTTAGAAGCATTCTTGGCGTTTCCGTTTCCCTATATCCTGACAGTTACCTAGACGAAATAATTAACACCGCTGAAGCGGTCATTTTGCCAATGTTGGTTGCAAATACAAATGCAGTTAACGCTTATGAATTAACAGATAACATGGCAATTTATTACACCCAACGTGAACACCATTTTGTTGCTGGTCAATCAATAATCGTGACGGGATTACCCGCGCCGTTTAGTGCAACAGTGACCGTGGTTAAAACAGGCATATTTCACTTCACCGCTGCAATCACAAGTGCAAATGTGACTTTGCGCGACATTATTCCAACAGGCACGGCCACACTTTCAGGTTATTCTGCCGTTGACATTTATGCTAATTCGCCACCTATTGAATCAGCCATTCTTGCAGTTAGCGTTGAAGTCTTTCAATCACGCGTTGCCGCTGGTGGAGAAATTCAAGGTGTAGATTTTGCCAGCACGCCATATCGCATGGGTAGAAGTTTGACCAACCGTGTCAGCACGTTACTTCAGCCGTTTTTAGACGTTGAAACGATTTGTCAATGACTGCATCAACAATTGCTGACACCCGTGCTGCATTGGCCAACGCATTTTCCGCTTTGGCTGCAAATGTGTACGCGTCGGTTCCCGAATCGCCAATCCCACCAGCAATAGTGGTTGTCCCAAATTCACCCTACATGGAAGTTGTGCTTATCGGTAAGTCACAAACCAAAGTGAAACTTAATTTTGCAATTACGGCAATTGTTTCATCAAATAGCAATGCAGGTTCATTAGATAACCTTGAAAAACTAATCATCGGAATTCTTGCGGCAATGCCGTCAGGATATGTTGTTGACGTTGTTGAAAAGCCAACAGTATTAGAGGTTGGGCAATCCCCAATGCTTGTGGCTGACATCAATGTTTCAACCTATTACACACAGACAATCTAAGGAGAAAAAATGGCCACCACAGTAATAACTGGGCGCGATGTCACCTTTACTATTGGTGGCAACAATTTTGACGCTCAGGCAACTTCAGCAGTTCTTTCAAACTCACCAACAATGGTTCGTTATCAGACACTTGACGGTGTTGTGAATCGTCACATTGATGATGAATTTACTTTTGCCGTTGACATGCTAGCCGACTGGGGCGCATCACCTTCATTGTGTGAAACCCTTTGGAGCGTTACCGAATCAGCACCGAACACAGGAATCACAACAGTGTTGACCGCATCAACTGGTGCAGTATTTACATTTTCAGTGCTTCCAGTTTATCCAAGTGCGGGCGGTGCTGCACCTGACGCACAAACCGTTTCAATGTCATTTGTTGTTATTGGAACACCAGCAGAAAACTTCAGTTAAACCAACCAATCGGGAGAAAAATGAAACTACCAATCACAGTTGAATTCAATTCGGGCGAGTCAGCCACTTATGTGGCTGCTCCACCTGAATGGGTTCGTTGGGAAAAACACACGGGTCACACAATTAGCCAGGCACAAGAAAAAATTGGAATATCCGATTTAGTCTTTTTGGCTTATTACGCCATGAAGCGGGAAGCCGCTGGAAAGCCAGTAAAGCCAATCGAAGCATGGACTGAAACCATTGCTGACGTGGTAGTTGGTGAGGCAGACCCAAAAGTTACGCAGTCGGAAGCCTAAACAGAATCATTTGGGAATTGGTCATTGCGACTGGATTACCCAAATCAGAATTTGAATCGGCCGAGGACATATTAACCGCAATCGAAATTTTGGAGAAGCGCAATGGCTGAAGATGCAGTTGCCTACGATAAGGCAGAATTGCGTGCAGTCATTCGCGCTTTCAAAGTCATGGACGAAGAATCTATTACCGCCGCTAAAACTCAGTCCAGCGCATTGGCTGAATATCTTCAAAGAAAAATTCAATCAAAAGCGCATCAAATCAGGTCATCAAAGGTTGCCAGTAAAATTGCGGACGGTTCAAGGGTTAGCAAATCGTCCAAGATAGGTGAAATTTCTTTTGGTTTTGCTGGTCAAAAATTTAGCGGTGGTGGAACAACCCAACAACTTTGGGGCGGTTCTGAATTTGGTTCAAATAAATACAAGCAATTTCCCGTGTGGTCAGGGCGTGAAGGTCGCGGTTCGCGTGGCTGGTTTATTTACCCAACCTTGCGCGCCGAACAACCATATTTGCTGCGAGAGTGGGAAAATGGCTTTGATAAGATTCTAAAAGAATGGGACAGATAAATGGCTGGAAGTAGAACGCTCAAACTTGCGTTACTCGCAGACATTGCTGACTTCTCAAAAAACATCAATTCTGCTGGAACACAAAGTCAAACATTGGGTGACCAATTTGAAGCATTTGGCAAAAGAGCAGCATTGGCATTTGCGGCTGCCGCCGCTGCAATTGGTGCTTACGCGGCCGCCGCAATAAAAAATGCCGCCGCTGATGAAGCCGCACAACGCAATTTGGCGTTGACAATTGAAAACACAACAACTGCAACTTCAAAACAAATTGCAGGCGTTGAGGATTACATTAGCAAAACATCACTTGCAATTGGCATCACTGATGACCAGTTGCGTCCAGCATTTGGGCGTTTAGTTCGTTCAACAAAAGATGTTGAGGAAGCGCAACGGTTATTAAATCTTGCACTTGATATTTCTTCAGCCACAGGCAAGCCATTGGAAACCGTGGCAAATGCGTTGGGCAAGGCTTATGATGGAAACCTTACTTCATTAAGCAAATTAGGTCTAGGACTTGATGCGTCAATTTTAAAGTCAAAAGATTTTGATTTAGTCTTTCAATCACTTACTGGAACATTTGGTGGATTTGCTGAAAATGAAGCCCAAAGTACCGAAAAAGCATTTGCCCGCATTAAAATTGCCAGTGATGAAGTTCAAGAACAAATTGGTACTGCATTGCTTCCATTGATTCAGGAATTGACTACATATATTTTGACTGATGTTGTTCCAGTAATTCAACAATTTGTGAATGGCTTGACTGGTACTGGTGGCCTTGAAGAAGGTTTGACTGATTCTGAAACAAGCGCACTTGAATGGGGCAAGCGCATCAGAAGCCTTATCGGAACGGTTGTTGAGTTTAAGGACGAACTAATTGCAGTGGCCGCGGTTATTGGAACAGTCTTTGTTGTGTCCAAAATCAGCGCAGCCGTGACCGCTACAATTGTTTTGATTAACACGCTAATTGCTGCTTACAACGCATTAAAAGTTTCGGCAATTGTGACGGGTGTTGCCACGGCATTTGCATTAAACCCATTGTTGGGCGTTGGCGCGGTTGCTTTGGCTGCTGGTGTTTTATCTGCCGCAAATGCTTTAGCAAATTCAAGTAA